TTATACCAGTATTCATGTATCAGTACGGACAAAATAATTATCCAAGCGGATATTCATTTGTGCAATATGCAAGAACAGCAACAAATCAAACTTTTCACAAGGTAGTACCTTATGGCGTAGCCACAGGTCCAGACCACAAGACCCAAGCTTATGCGAGCACCCCTGCAATACGAGAAGCGGCCATGATCGTAGCCGTAGATATCTGGCAAGCTAGACAAGTCAGCCAGACGGGTGGGGTCGGTATGGATGGGATCACTGCCAGCCCATATCGGATGGGTTATCAGCTGATTAACAGAGTGCGTGGTCTCATCCAGCCGTATTCTAGTCCTAACTCACTGGTCGGCTAATGGCTGCAATAAGCACCTTACGTGGCACTTTAGCAACCGCACTTACTAATGCAGGCGTGTGGAATACCTTTAGTTTTCCACCTGCAACTCTTCTCGCAAATAGCGTGGTCGTAACTGTATCCGATCCTTACATCGTACCTAGCAATAATAGCCAGACAAGTATTGCGCCTTTGGCTAATTTTAAAATTTTAGTGACAACACCTGCATTCGACAATCAAGGCAACCTAAAAGGCATAGAAGATTTTCTCGTAGCAGTAGTAAACAAACTAGCGGCATCGGCCCTGGTCTATAACATATCAAGTGTCTCCGCTCCAGCTATAACTAATGCAGCTAGTGGAGATTTATTAACGTCAGAAATCACCGTATCAATCCTAACGAGCTGGAGTTAAAATGAGTTCACAAGCAGAAGACTTAGCCTTCTTAATCAAGATAGGCCAAATCAAGGAAGCACCAAAACAAACCGCACAAACTAAAAAAGAAGAGGAATAACAATGGCCATATACTTAAATAACAATGTAGGCGTTAAATTGGCTACTGCCGCTGCGCCTACAGTACCTTCAATAGATATCAGTTCTTATGTATCTAACGCAGTAATTAACCAAATTGTAGACGAGCTTGAGGTCACAACAATGGGCGATCTTTCTCACCGCTTCGCTCAGGGTTTGCAATCTGCCACATTTTCCATCGACTTTATCAATGACTGGGCATCTTCTCAGGTTATGCAGACACTTAACGCTGCATTTGGAACAACTTTAGCAGTGTCAGTAATTACAGTTAAAGGCACTGCAGTATCAGCCGCTAACCCAACTTACCAATTTTCAATCTTGGTAAATAACCTAACCCCAATCGGTCAAGGTGGCGTGGCTGAAATTGCGACTAGCAGTCTGTCCTTTACAGTAAACTCAGTAGTAACAGTGTCATCATCGGTGGCATTCTAACTAAGGAGTAGTAATGGCAAAACTAAAGATTACAAGGGTTAATGGTGAGGTATCTGAGCACAAGATAACGCCAGGAGTCGAATATAGTTTTGAAATTTCCAAAGGCATGGGCATTTCCAAGGCATTAAGAGAAACAGAAATGCAAAGCCATATTTACTGGCTCGCTTGGGAATGCTTACGCAGATCAGGTGCGCAGGTATCTTTGTTTAACGCAGAGTTTATTGACAGCTTAGAAACTGTCGAGGTATTAGACGAAGAAAAAAAATAGTACAGCGTGATTCCATTCTCTATACGATGGCTGCTTTAAGTGTAGAGACTGGAATTGCGCCTAGTGAGTTTACCAATATGGATTCGGACATGCTCACAGCAATAATGCAGGTGCTTAGCGATAGAGCAAAGGAGATCAGAAATGCCAGTAGAGGTCGTAGGCGTTAAAGATGTCCTTAAAGGCTTAGAGTTTATAGATGAAGACATGCGTCAACGCATTAGGACTGCTATAGATCCTTTAATGCGTGGTGTAGCAAGTAAAGCCAGAGCATTTGCGCCAAGCAATAGCGAAGTATTATCAGGCTGGAGTAAAGCACCTAACCCAGAAATTAACTATCGGCCATTTCCAAGATATGATGCCAGCACCGTAAAAGCAGGTATCGGATATAACTCAGGCGAAAACAAAACATTTAGAAACGGATTTAAAGTTAGTAATTACGTGTATAACGTAAGCGCAGCTGGTCGCATATACGAGACTGCAGGTCGCAATAATCCACAAGGGCGTGCGCCATTTCAGCAAATAGATCCAAGTACACCTAACTCACCAGTGGGCGCAGTGCAAGGATTTGAGGGTACTAGAAGAGCTAGAGAATATACATATAATAAATCTACAAGAGAGTACGCATCTAATAATCCATTTGCAGGCTATCAATTTGTGACGTCTATGCCTGGACTTACATCACAGCCAAAGATCGCAGGCGTACGTGGTGGTCGTGGCAAGAAAACTAAAGGCAGACTTATATTCAAGGCATGGGCTCAGGATAGTCAAGAAGTTTATGATGCAATTCTTAAAGCGATAAACTCTACAGCTATACAATTTAACAAAGCCACAGAGATTAAGAAGGCAGCCTAATGGCCAATGTAGTCGTCTCGGCTATTGCTACCTTTAATGGCAAAGCACTTAAAAAAGGTCAAAAGGATATATCAGCCTTTGACAAATCAGTCAAAAAATTAGGCAGAACTTTTGCAGCTACTTTTGGTGCATACCAATTATTAAATTTTAGCAAAAAAGCAGTACAAGCCTTTATGGCAGATGAGAAAGCCGCCAAGTCACTAGAGCAACAATTAAAGAATACTGGCTATCAATTTAGTGGCCCAGCCGTGGAAATGTATATTGCTAATCTACAAAAAACTACAGGCGTATTAGACGATCAATTACGACCAGCATTCCAGCAATTATTAACAGTAACAGGATCACTTACCACAAGCCAGGATGCATTAAATACTGCACTAAATGTAAGCGCGGCAACAGGTAAATCATTAACCGAGGTTACCTCAGCCCTATCACGTGGCTATGCAGGTAATACCACTGGTCTAAGTAGATTAGGTGCTGGTCTAAATAAAGCACTATTAAAGACTGGCGACATGGATAAAATCATGGCCGAACTTAATAAAAAGTTTGCAGGTCAGTCGGCAGCTAGATTAACTACTTACGCTGGAAAGATGGATCTATTAACCGTAGCAGCCGCTAATGCACAGGAAATTATTGGCAAAAGTTTATTAGATTCTTTAAGCGCATTAGGTGATGATAATAGTATCGAAGGTTTGACAAAGAATATGGAAGATTTTGCCACAGCTACAGGTGATGTAATTTATGGTCTAGGCATAGTGGCTAAAAGAATTAAAGAGTTAACAACTATACCTGGTATTGGCAGTTTATTTGATGTTAAAAATATACCAGTCATAGGTGCGTATTTAAGCGGATTCCAACAAATGGGTAAAAATGCTAGAGAAACAAATAACTCTCAATTTAACACAGTAGCCCGTCCATCTACTGCAGAAATCGGGACTCAACTTAAACTATTAAAGAGTAAAAAAGATGAATTAGCAATACTTAACAAAAAGAACGCTATTGAAAATAAAAACGTAGAAGAATTACGTAAGAAGTTTGACCTAGAGCGCATAGGCATAAACGCAGCACTAAACAATGCTACGGATGAAGAGACTAAACTACGCTTAAAATCACAGCTAGCAATCCTGGACAATAACGAGGCTTTGGCTAAGAAGTTACTAGCAGAGTTAGAAGCTGCAGAAGCATTAAAGAAGTTAGCAGAGCAAGCCAGACTTGCAGGCATGAGCCTTGAGGACTTTGGCATATTTAAGGTTAAATCTTTATCTAATAAAATAGATACATTTATAGAAGAGTTTGCTATATCTGCTATCAGAGAATTAAACGCACGTATAGCGGCTACGCTTGCTAAGTACAATATGGCAACACCACCACCAGCTACAACAGGCCCAATGATTACAGGGGAATCAGGTAGGCAATACACAGCAGCACAATCGCAAGCTGCAATACTTGACACTAAAGAATTAAACTCACGCATAAACGATTTCTTAGGTGGCTTTGGCATGGGCACACAACGATCATCATCACAAAGCCCTATGGATATCAAAATAACTGTAGACGCAGGTGGCGATAAGCTAAGCCAGGCAATAGCAGAAAGCATACAGGTAGCAACTAGGTCAGGTTATTCAACAGTACCTAATGGCTTTATAGCATGACCGTGCCAGTAATAAATGCAATAATTAACTTTAGCACTGGCCCATCCTTTGCTCAGGCCATGATTATTGACCAAGGTATTTTAGGCACTAACGTACTAGCAGATTCAGCAGCTGTAATTGTAGACGTCTCAAATCAAGTTAATCGCATAGAGACTAACCGAGGTCGTACTGCATTATCAGATCAATTTCAAACAGGCTCACTTACTTTACGTATTGTCGATCAGTCGGGTGACTTCAACCCAATGAACGTATCGGGGCCCTACTATAATTTATTAACACCTATGAAGAAGGTACAGATTACTGCTACCTTTAACAATGTTACCTATCCTATTTTCTCAGGATTTATTACTTCTTATGTAACTACATACCCAGATGAGTCGGGTGAAGATTTAGCCATGACTACAATACAAGCTGTAGATGCATTTAGATTAGCCCAGTTAGCACAGATCAGCACAGTTACAGGTGCTATTGCAGGCGATTTATCAGGCACACGTATTAACGAAATACTAGATGAAATTTCATGGCCTTCTTCTCAGCGTGATATTGATGCAGGGCTGACTACGATGCAGGCAGACCCAGGCACTAACCGCACAGCTTTAGCAGCTTTACAAACTGTAGCTACCTCAGAGTATGGCGCTTTATATGTAGATGCCAATAATTCTTTCATTTTTCAAGACCGATCCGTAACTGTTGGATCTATTGGCGGCACACCTACAGTTTTTGCAGATAACGGCACAGGCATAGATTACTTTGATGCATCATGGATATTAAATGACACACTAATATTTAACAAAGCCACTATTACTAGGACTGGTGGCAGCGCACAGGTAGCATTTAATCAAGCATCTATAGATAAATACTTCCTGCACAGTTACTTCCAAGACAACCTACTTATGCAGACCGATGCAGTAGCCTTAGATTACGCACAGGCTTATGTGGCCAGTAGAGCTGAGACTACAATCCGATGTGATGCTATTGTCTTAGACCTATACACGCCTAATTATGATACAGGCGTAGTCGCAGCCCTAGACCTAGATTTCTTTGATCCTATAACTATTATTACTACCCAGCCAGGTGGATCTTTGTTAGAAAAGACCCTGCAGATTTTCGGTGTCCGCATGAATATAACCCCGAATAGTTGGAAAACAACCTTTACAACACTAGAACCTGTCATAGATGGGTTTATAATAGGCAACGTAGATTACGGTGTCTTAGGACAAAACGTACTATCTTATTAAGGAGATATAATGGCAACAGGATTTCCAGCATCAACAGGTGACGTACTTACCTCTGGCATGTTTAATGGTTTAACTTCATTTACAGTAGGCACTGCTAACACAGTAGATTACACAGCTGTAAGTGCAGATCAATATCAAGTATTACAGTTAATGAATAAAGCCACAGCTGTAGCATTTAAGATACCAACAGATGCTTCTGTGGCGTTTGCAGTAGGCACAGCAATTACAGTATTAAATATTGGCGTAGGTGTTTGCACAATTAGCGCAGTAACACCAGGCACTACTACAATATTAAGTGCTGGCGCAACAGCCGCATCGCCAACCCTTGCACAATATAAATCTGCAGTATGTATTAAAACAGCTGCTAATGCTTGGTATGTAGTAGGGGCTATTGCATAAATGTTAAATACAATTTATGGGGCATTTGGTGGCGGTTTACCGCCGTTACCACAGGTAATCGATTATTTAGTTGTCGCTGGTGGTGCCGCTGGTGGAAATGGTAACAATAGTGGTATCGGTGGTGCTGGTGGCGGTGCTGGTGGTTTGAGATGCACAGTCACCGCGACTGGTGGAGGTGGAAGTTTAGAGTCTGCATTAGCTTTTACAACTGCGACTAATTACACAGTAACAATCGGTGCAGGTGGAACAGTTGGTACAACTTCAGCAGAAAGAGGTGGTAATGGTTCTAATTCAGTTTTTAGTACAATTACTTCAACTGGTGGCGGTGGTGGTGGTGCTCAAGGTAATACTAACGGAATTATTGGCGGCAGTGGCGGTGGTGGTGCTTACACACCTGGCACTGGTGCTGCTGGTACTGCAAATCAAGGATTTAAGGGTGGAGATCAATCAGGTGCAGTAGATTATTCAGCAGGTGGCGGTGGTGGTGCTGGTGCAGTAGGTCAAAACAATTCGCCATCAAAAGGTGGTGACGGCGGTGGTGGTGTTGCAACATTAATAACTGGGTCATCAGTAACTTATGCAGGTGGTGGTGGCGGTCAAGGATATACAGCATTAGGAACTACTGCTGGTGCAGGTGGTAGTGGTGGTGGTGGTGCTGGTGGAAATCAAACTAGTGGAGTAGATGGTACTGTCAATACTGGCGGTGGCGGTGGTGGTAGCGGTAGTAATACGCCTACTTTTAAAGGTGGTAATGGTGGGTCTGGTGTTGTTATTTTAAGATATCCAGATACATTTACAATTACTATTGGTGCAGGTTTAACTGGTACAACAAGTGGCGCAAGTGGCGGCTACAAGAGAAGTACAATTACAGCTGGCACAGGAAATGTGAGTTGGGCATAATGGCACATTACGCATTTTTAGATGAAAACAATATTGTTACCGAAGTTATAGTAGGTATTGATGAAACAGAAACTATTGAAGGATTAGATACCGAAACTTGGTATGGTAATTTTAGAGGTCAAACTTGCAAGCGTACTTCATATAATTGCAACATTAGATTTAACTATGCAGGTATTGGTTATACATACGATACTAATTTAGATGCTTTTATAGCACCAAAATGCCATACAGAAGCAGTATTAAACAATTTAACAGCTAAGTGGGTTTGTGAAAACGAGGGTCATAATGTCCCAACCCTGGCTTAGTGCTGCTGGTGTGCAGTTAAGAGATCAAATTGATACCTGGTACCCAGATCGTCGCTCTACCTCTGATGGGTGGGTGGGTGATGCTCGTCATTCCGCCACAAAATCGGATCATAATCCAGATGCAGATGGGTGTGTACGAGCCATTGATGTGGATTCTCGCTTGGATTCATCCGAAGGGCTCTCAATATATTTGGCTGACCAAATCAGAATCTGTGCAAAGACCGATAAGCGCATATCTTACGTAATCCATAATGGCATGATCGCTAGCAAGATACTTAATTTTAAGTGGCGTAAGTACAAAGGTTTTAATAAGCACACAAAGCACATACATATCAGCTTTACAAAGTTAGGCGATAAAGATAGCAAACCGTTTGATATACCACTACTAGGGGGTAACTTATGAAGATCAGCAAAAAACAAAAAGAAATACTTAAATCCTACGCACGTGGCGTATTGGTATCGTTGTTATCATTCTTAGCCAGTAATGAGTTAGGACTAGACCCAGCACTGTCTGTAGTAATTGCAGCATTAGCAGGGCCGGCAGCTAGGGCTTTAGACAAATCCGATGTTATCGGTACTTATGAAAAATGAGTCCAGAACAGTGGGCTGGCTTCATAGCTGGCGGTTGCGCCGTGCTAACAAGCGTGCTAATAGGATTACGTTTTTTAGTTAAAGGCTGGCTAAACGAATTACGTCCTAATGGTGGCTCAAGCATGAAGGATCAGTTAACAAGATTAGAACAGCGTGTCGATGATCTTTATTCTTTAATAGTTAAGCGACAATAATAGTATGGCTGATACAAGACGTAAACGTAAGAAGATAAATAAGCGCATTGTGCGTAAGTCACCTGAGCCATTATCTAAACTAGATCAGCATTATATTGCTATGAATGAAATTTACAAGGCTGCACGTAAGGCTGGCTTCAGTGAGAGCTGTAGTTTGTACTTTGTATCAGATAGAGCAACTATGCCAGACTGGGTTATTGGTGATGGCGGCATCATACCTAGTATAGATCCTACAGAAGAAGACGAAGATTAAGCGTGTTGCGTTTGTAAGTGATCTTCAAGTACCGTTTTTTAATGAGGCTGCGGTAAAATCCACAGGTCGTTTTTTATCCAAGTGGCGACCTCATCAAACTATTTGTATTGGCGATGAAATAGATCTACCACAATTAGGAGGTTTTAACGCTGGCACAATAGATGAGATGGTCGGCAACATAAATGATGATCGGCTACAAACACAGCAGGTGCTAAGTTACTTGGGAGTAACAGACGTGCTTGGCAGTAATCATGGCATAAGACTTTATAGATCTATTAAGAAGCGTTTACCTAGTTTTCTAAATCTGCCAGAGCTGCAATACGAAAAGTTTATGGGTTACGATAAATTAGGCATTAAGTTTCACCCTTACGGATATGACTGGGCGCATGGCTGGACTGCTGTGCATGGTGATGCTTTTCCACTTAGTCAAGTGCCAGGACAAACAGCCTTAAATGGGGCTAGAAGGCTAGGAAAGAGCGTAGTGTGTGGTCATACTCATAGACTAGGCCAATCGGCCTTCACAGAGGCATCTAGGGGTCAATTAGGGCGTACTGTATGGGGTGTCGAAGTCGGCATGTTGGTCGATCTCAGCTCTACAGGCATGGCGTACACTAGAGGCTATGCAAACTGGCAAACAGGCTTTGCAGTCGCCTACGTGCATGAGCGTAGAGTGCAGATTATTACAGTGCCTATTAACGCAGATGGCAGTTTTATATTTGAGGGCAAAATCTACAAGTAACAAAATCGTTATACAAAATTTATCACAATATCATCCACAAAGTCATACACACATGCGACACTATTGCTATGCCACAAATTGTGGTATGGAAAGTAGGGCTACATGATAGAGACAACAGCACCCTGGCTAGTGCTTTATAGCGTATTTGGTTATTTTATTGTATGGGGCGTGTACTCAACAATTAAAGATAACGCATTTCAGGCAGGTTACTGGAAAGGTCGTAAAGACGGTTACGACATGCACCGCAGGATTACAGATAGCAAAATTGATGCCAACAACAACTGAGGCGTTTTTTGCAACCGCAACTAAACTCATCCACGAGCGAGGCACAGTTTACGGACATGCTTTTTACAACATGGATCGGACTGCAAAGCTTGTCAGTGCGTATCTTGATTTCCCACTCATGCCGCACGACATCTGTGTTATCAATATCTTACAAAAGATCAGTAGGTTACAAGAATCACCTGGTCACCTCGACAGTCTTATCGACATCGCTGCATACACAGCAATTTACAAAACAGTCTACGATGCAGAAATTGACAATACAGACGATTGGAAAGACTAATGGCATTTAATTTAGAGGATTACACCACAGTTCAAGAAAGATCAAATATATTCTGGGAAAGGTACCCAAATGGAGCAGTACGAACAAGGATTATCTCGGAGTCAGACACTCGAGTCGTTGTTGTATGTGAATTATTTAGGGAGTCAACTGACTCGCAACCATTCGCAACAGGTCATGCGAAAGAAGTCATATCGGATCGTGGTGTTAATCGTGACTTTGCGCTTGAAAATTGTGAGACTTCGGCTCGAGGGGTTGCTTTTAAAGCGGCTAATATTGGTACTGAAAAAAATGGACCAAGTAGAGAAGAAATGGTCAGAGTAAATGAAAAACAATTTACACCTAAATATGGCAGACCAGGATCTAAGTCAGCTGCGATGGAATATGCGTTACATATTGTGGACACACAACTTAAAGATAGTAGT